AGCATATCGCGATACATTGGCGGTTCCATCAAATGAAAGTCCGTCTATTGTTCTAGATGTCGCAAGTTTCGTTGCTGTACCCGCATTTCCTGTTACACTAGTTTGTGCTGGATGTACATGGTCCCCTCTTGACAGCCCACTTTCTTTTCCTGCACTAGCCGTTCCGGCAACTTTAGGAGTGGTAGTAGAATAAGTAACGTGAGTGCCGTGGCTTGCAGGAGCTGCTCCCACATCGGCAGCCGTAGGCATCCAATTGCTGGGCCGAGCTCCCACATCGCTGGCGTTCAGCGTGATATCACTACTCAGCACCTTGCCGTTTAATTTACGGGTGGTGGGGACTGCTCCTACGTCCCCAGCGCTTAGAGTAATATCTGAGCTCAGCGCCTTGTTATTTACCTTCCGGGTGGCAGGGACTGCGCCCACATCATTCGCTGTAAGATTCTCAATCTGCGCCCGTAGCCCGTTCATGTCACCGACCGTGGCAAGGGCGGCGGGGTTTACCTCCAAGGAAACATTTTCTGAGTTGCCAACCGTAGTGATCAACTGGATATAGGCCCCGGTCACTGTTACACCGTTATAGGATGGCATCCAGTCATTTCCAGACTGTTCCACGGCGGCGGAATAGAGGATTTCCCCTTCATCCGGATCAAGGGCATACAGTCCTAAAACCCGCATATGGTAGCCAGTTGTCAGATCCTTGTTGCTGAAAGCCGTTTCCACCATGACGGCAACTTCATTGGTGCGGGTCACACGGGAAACTTCTGCTTCCTGTACGATTTCAAGGGCAGTTAAGCCTTCCAAATCCTCCACCCTAAACGCCTGTTGGGAAGCGGCAATCTTGGTGAATGTAGGTTTTTCGGCGGTGCCAGCCCAATTCTTGGCAATCAGGGCTTGGCCCTTTTGAGTAGTCACCAATTTGGAAAATTCCGCCATCCATCTTCATCCTTTCATTTTTTAATTTGTGTCAATAGCTTCCGTTTTCGCAACCCCGCCGCCAAGGATAGCGGTTCCATCAGTCCTGAAAGTTTCATTGAAACCATCGGTAAAGGTCATAAAGGCTACATCTACCGCCTTGTCAGTAGCAAAGGCTTTACCTGTAATTCGGCTGTTTTCCTGACAGCCATCGGTAATCAGGTAGTTTTGGACCATGCACACCCCGCCACAAAACAGAGCGGTTCCTTCAGCGGTGCACAATAGCTTATTGGCGGCGCTTATGGCAATGTTACAGGGCAGAATATTTTCAATCAGATATTCCAACCCTTCTACTTGGCCGCTTGCGCTCCATTCGGTTACAATCTCCAATAGGTAACTTCCCGGCTCCATAGTCAGGGTGAATGGTTCCCCGTTGGCTATGGCGGTCAGTGTTTGTGCAAATACCCGGATCGGATAGGGAACAAAATTGTTTAACCGGGTCTTGATTCTTGCCCTCCGGGTTTCCAGGGTATCTGTCCCCTTAGGAGTGATCTTCAGCATTTTTTCCCACCGGGAAAGGCCGTAATTTTCCATGGTATCAATGAACTGGTTGCCGAATACCTGTTCATATGTATTCCATACCAAATTAAATTCCGGTTGTTCCCCGTTGGTAATCCCCTGAAATTCTTTGAAATCCTGGACAACATAGGGCAGATAGTCAATTAGCTTCCTTTCCATGGCTCCCCTACCCCTTATTCCCCGGCAATGGTGGCGGCGCTTACAGTCCCCAATACGGGGATAGAATCAGCGGGAAGGGTGTAATTGGCCGCTTTCCCGTTGATTGTGGTGTGGGCCACGTCCAGAATTCCGGAAATGCCAATCAGGCGGCTTTCAATCTGGCTGATCCTTACAATCAGGGGGACAGGACTATCCGCCCAGCTTTTGGCAAGTTCTGTGAAATAACCTTGAACCGCTTCTTCTACATAGGGCTTTACATCGTCCCAACCCCATTCCCGCTGATAATATAGCGCGAAGGAAAGGTTGATGGCTTCCCCGGCCACGGGGAACACATTCACTACATGGCCGATAGGGGCGATCCCCACGCCTTCCCCGGCATTTTGCGTGGGGTCTATCTCAGTTTGCACCCGGTCAACCAAAGTGGCGGAAGGGGTTGAAAAAGTGCTGTCAATGATAACCAGCTTGACGGTTCCGCCCACGGTCAACAGCTTATTTTTTCCAGCTTGAAAGACCGTTTGCAGCCACACCGCCACATTGGGTGGGGGCGGGGACAAGCTACCAACCCATGCTTCCGTTTCTTCCGGGGGGATCAGGGTGGTCGGGGCTATATCACTGTTCCATGCCCGGTAAACCTTCACCCCGCCTACACCGGGAATCTTGTTCACTTTTTCCAGATAGTCAGCCCGGTTTCCGCCAAAGGCTTGAAGCTTCAGGCTGTTGAAATACCGTTGCCGGAAAACCTCTGTATCTTCTTCATCTTCACCGGGGATCAACAGGGCGGTAATGGTACAGGTTTCCAGCCCTTCTATATACCCAATGGGGATGACATCCCCTCCATAATCATTTCCGGCTTCCCCGGCAGTTTCACAGGTGATTTCATAAATCCCCGGCCCAATCTCTTTGGTGACGGAATAATTCAGTTCCCCAATGGAAAACCGCTCCCCCACTTCCAGCTTTAGGCTTGCCGGGGTGGTAGTCAGTTCCAGAACGGCGGGGGTTGCCGGGCTAGGGGAAAGGCCCCGTTCCGCCGCCCTCTGGATCAGATAAGGCCGGGTTGCGGTATCGGCAAAAGTTTCCTGCATCACGGTATCAAGGCCAATATACAAGTTTTGGAGTTCCACGGCGGCCGGGGCCTGTCCCAGCCACAGCAGGGAACCTTCCCGGCTGTCAAGGCTGGGGTTCGCTTCAAGGGCCTTTTGTAACATCCGCTCCAAAATAAGTTCGTAGGTTTGGGTTTCAAGCATCAGATTTCCACCGCCTTTTCCACGTCAATTTCCCCATAAATACTTACAACTGTAAAGGTCGTAAAAACGGTTTTTTTGTTCACCTGGAATTCAAAGTTTTGAACCGCCGTGATCCGATCATCCTGAAGAAGGGCTTCCCTTACCCGGCGTTCAATTTCCGGAAGGCAATATTCCGGGTCTTGCCCGATCAGGGTGTGGAGTTCCACCCCATAATTCCAAGAGTAGATCAGCCATTGGTAGCGCTCCACATTCATGATCAGGAAAATGGCCTGTTCCACGGCTTGTATTTGGTCAATCGTTCCGGTAACTGTCAGACTGTTACAGTTCAAGTGAAATGTTTTACTGGGCAGGGCTTCAAAGGTGAAATCCTGCCGAATATCGTCTTGCACTTGCGGGATCATAGCCATTCCCCCTTTAAGGCCGGGTGAGGTTTTACCCTATCCAGCACCACATATCTTTTCCCTTTTTGGACACGGGCCAAAACCACCCAATCCCTTTTCACCAAGGAATTGTGAACCTTAAATTTTTTCTTCCCGCTGTAAACGTGGTTATGGGACGCAAGGGCCAGATCACCAGAACCGCCGCTTCTATTTTGAGTAATGTGGCTTACTGTCATATCCACTTCAAAATCGGTTACGTTTCGGGCCAGGATCAGCATTTTCTCAGTCAGTATGGTTTTTTGATCCACCTGGATTTTCAAGGGGCTGTCTGAAATCACTTGCCCAAAGAGAAGGTTCACTGGCTTGGATGCTTCCATAGCTTCTATAGCGGCCCGTTTCACTACTTCAACAGGATTAGGCAATAAATTCACCCCCAATCAACGTTAAATCCATAAAGTGGGTCTCATCTTTGAAATTGTGCGTCACTTTTTCCACCACCAAAAACTGATTGGCGATAATATCACCCAAATTCAGGGAAACCATAACAGCACAACCAGCCCTTACCCGTACATCCCCAATGACGTTTTTAATTGTCAGGCTGCGGGTTTCTTGATCGTACAGCTTTAACAGGGCATCTGCTTTTGCGGCGGCCCCGGTGGAAGTTTTCACTTCCTCATAATACTGAAGCACACCCCAAAGGTTCATCTTATCCCCATCTTGGGCCACATATAGTTCCCGCTTCCCGGTTTTTTCGTTCTCATAGGTCAGCTTGATTTTGTTATAGGTCTGTTCGTCAATGCTGGAAGTATAGTCAAAATTTTCAGCGGTTTCAGCGTCTATCAACAGCGGAACGCGCATGGTATTGATATTCTTTAAGGTCAGCTTTCCGGCATCGTCATATAGGACAAACAGCTTTTTTGTGTTGGTCAGGGTTTCATTCAAAGCATTTTGGATCATGTCAAACAGGGTTTGGTTTTGTTCATCAATCACTTCAATGGTGAACCCGGTATCTTCTACAGTCCCAAGGTTCAAACGGAAATCTGCTGCAATCCGTTTCAGCAGATCGGACGCTTTCAGCCCTTCATCAACAATGGTATCTTTGTTTTTAAGGTAACGTAACTGATCGTAAGCTGTAACCTTTATCGTTTCATCTCTACCCCGGTTTTGCTTGAACACAAACCCAAAAAACATGGTAGTTCCATTCACCGTAAGTTTTACGGGGTTCCCCTTTTGGAAGTCGAGAATACTGTCTTTTACCACAGTAAATTCCAGCTTGCCGGGGGTTCCCTTTCTTTCCCATGTCAGCTTTACGCCATCTTCCACAATGGGATAGTAAATCTTGGAACCGTTCTGAATAAGAAGCTCAAAGCTATCCAAGCGGGAACACCCCTTTCAGCTTGGCATGGTCAACACTTGCCCTGCATAAATCAGGTTGGGGTTTTTGATTTTGCCTTTGTTTAGGTTGTAAATATCCGGCCACCGGCTCCCATCCCCCAAGTGCTTTTTAGCAATGTTCCAAAGGCAATCCCCGGACTGTACTGTATAGGTCTTGGGCTTGGGGGCGGTGGAGGTTTTCCTTTTGGGCGGTTTCACAGTAACTTTTGGAGGGGCTTTGGGCTTTTCAGGCTTTTTAATGGTCACGGTTTTTGTGGCATAGCTTTTCCATTGCTTCAGATTGACTTTAACTTTCAGATCAAACCCGGCCCCGGCATCATCCGTGATCTGATAATCTTCCATGCCCACAGTCATATTGGTATCGAACAGGCGTTTCCCATTTGGCATGGACCGGCTCAAAATCCATTGAAAGGATTTCTTACCGGTTTTCAAGCGCTCAAATAAGGACAGGTAATAATCCGCCCGTTGGGCGCTCTTTGCAAACGGATAGACCACATTGGGAAGCAGCAGTTCAAAAGAAACCTTAGAAAGCCCCGGCTCCTTTAAGATATTGATTTCAGTGCCGTCTATCAGGTTCAGGGTCTTGTTTTGGTTTGTGATTTTCACTTCAACTTCTGAAGGGGTAATTGGCATGGGTACACCATCTAAATACATCGTATAGGCCATACTCAATCCACCCCTTCTTTAGAAATATCCAGCTTTTCAGCGAAATCAACCGCCCAAGCGTCCATAATGCCATCTAGATCAGCATCTTTATCAATGTGGTTTTCATTATGCTGTTCCACAGTAATTTCAGCGGTAGTGAACCGGTTGATTGCTTCACGCTCTGCGATGTCCCGCAAATAGGCCAAATCTTCTTCTGTAATATCCAGTGTGTCAGCCATACTTGCTGTATTGGCGGCGGTATCGCCGGTATTGCTGCCAATCCCGTTCAACGTGTTGCCAAGATTATATCCATCTACCCCACTGCCAGTGGACATACTGGCCGTATCAAGGCCTGTTCCAGTTCCCAGGCTGTCAGCGTTTGGAAAGTCAAACATGCTGGAAATTTTGTTGTCTACGCCTTGCCCGAAATTATAGCCAAGGTCAAACGCTGAACCGTATTCAAAACGGCCAAGGTGCAAAGCGTTGGCATCCAGCTTGGACATGACTTCAGTACCTTTGCCAAAGGTACTGTCAACCCATCCACCCAAGCCATCCCGCCAGCCCTGCACCGATCCCGCTAAATTCGATCCGAATATGGTATCAATAGCGGAAGCTAAAGACTGAAGGATAGAAAGAACCGTGTCAGCCAAGTCAAAAAATAAACGGCAAATGGCCCCTATTAGGTCTGTGAATACATTCCCAATAAAGTTGGCAACCGTAGCCACAAGGTTATAGATTAGAACGAAAACATCTACAACCAAGTTATATAGCACGATAAACAGGTTTCCTATAAAAGCCAGCGCCGCCATAAAAGCACCGCAAATTAGGCCCGTAGCGGAAATGTTTGTTCCGGCAAAATGATTGACCGCCGCCACAGCCGCATAGAACAGGGCTATAAGGGCAATAATGGCAATGATAATCCAAACTATAGGGCAAGAGTATAAGGCCGCATTTAGGCCCCATTGTGCCGCCGTATCGGCCATTGTTGCGCCTGTCAGCAGGGCATAAGCAGGAACAGCCAAATATTTTGCGGCTGTAGCAATCCCTTCAGCGATTGCTATACCTTTTGTGACCAGCAAATAGGCCCCAAGTGCCGCAACCACACCATAAATAATGGGGCTTAACCAACTCCAATTATCTACAACAGCCGTGGCAATATTGATCATGAAATCCAGCACAACCGAAGCCATTTGGGCAATCCCGGCAAGGCCGTTCATCAGGCCAGTCATAACTTCCGCCACAACCGCGCTGTTTGGAAGTTCATTGATTTTGGCTAAAATCGGGGCAAAAGCGGAAAGAGCTTGGTTCTTCATGGAAGTCCAAATCTGCGCCCACGTCCGGGGCATACTTTCAAACTTGGCGTTGGTTTCATCAGCCGCTGCAAACATGGCATTTTTGACTACTTCGGCGGTGATCAAGCCTTGTTCCGCATACTGTTTAATCGAACCTTCCGCAACACCCATATACTGTTCTATGGCCCTCGCTATACCGGGAGCATTTTCCAGAATGGAGTTTAGTTCCTCGCCACGCAGAGTTCCCGCCGCCATAGCCTGTGTAAGCTGGAGCATAGCGGCGGCTTGCCCTTGGGCCGTAGCGCCGCCAATAACAAACTGTTTGTTGATCTGCTCCATAAAGGCAATCAGCTCATCATTTCCACTGAAAGCGGCCTTTGCGTTTGCGCCCATACTGGCGATAGCGTTGGTGGTGTTATAATAAGCGGCTCTGGAATCTTGGGCGGAAGCCATAATTTTCTTTTCCAGTTCGGCAACGCTCCCCCCATCATCTACAATCAGGTTCAGCCTTGCCCGTGTACTTGCCAGATTATCGGAAAGGCCAATGATCTGGTTAGCCCCCATCATTCCGCCCACGGCGGCGGCAACCCCCGTGAACTTTCTAAGCAGCCCATCAGCGGCGGAATTGCCGTTTCGCACATCTTGATTGAATTTTTGCTGCTGCTGATCCGCTTGCTGAATAGCTTCTTCGATGGAATCAAAAGCAGCCCCTGCTCTTGCCAGTTCCTCACGGGCCTGTTGGATAGCCGTCACGTCAACCGCATTGCTGGAAGTCCTCTGCATGGCCTGAAAACTGTTTATCACGATGTTCATGGCCCTTTGCATACTTCTCAAAGGTAAAGTCACCCCATCATACAGGGCTATAGCGGTTTTGATTGTAGCCAAAGAAATTCTACCACCTTTCCAGAGAAAAGTAAGAAGAGGGCTTAGCGCTTGCGCCCTCCCTTACGGCTTTTCCTCTCAATTTCTTTTTGGCGCTTTTTATCATTTTCCATCTTTATTTCAATAGCGGCAATGATAAAGGCCCGTTCTTTTCGGGGCAGGGCCAAAAAGTAAGACGGGATCATATGCAGTTCGTGAAGGCAATAGTAACAGATGTTGGCATCACTATCACCTTCACTGATTAGTTTTTTGCTTCGTCAACCTCGTCCTGAAAGTTTACGTCAAACCCGCATATCTCCTGAATTTTTATCAGGTAGTTGGCATATTCGCCAGGGGTCAGCATGGCCTTCAGCAGGGCGTCAGCGCCCATAACATGGTAACTGTCCTGAAGTTCTTTGTCATTCAGGTTGGGGAACACGGTACAGGCCACGGCCAGTCTGCCCAAATAGGCATCAGAATCCAGTTCCCGTGTGAACTGGTGTTTCTTGCCAGGGATAGGAACCCGCTTGGTACAATCCTTGCGGATCGCTTCATCGGCGGCGCTGTCAATCGTCCGAATCTCCCATTCAATGGGTTTCGGTTTGCCGTTTTCGTCTTTCTCATTGGACAGGAAACGGTTGGAAACCGCCACCTTGATATTCTCCACAAGGACGGCGTTTTCAACCAAAAATGCAGACAGGTTAAACATTTTGAAATCCTCCTATTTTTTTTGTGAAAGTTAAGATACAAAATAAATCTCCCGGCCCCATAAAATATGGGCCGGGAGATTGCGCTCACTGCATACCGGCCAACATACTAAAGGTTTCGGGCATATCGAAATCCTCAAAGGTGAAGTCCATATCTTCATCCAAATATTCCGCATCAGCGTCAAACTTGGCAAGAAGGCCCCCATCAATGTTGCAGTCCTTCAGGATCACGGTCTGCCGCCCCACGCTGGACGTGGGGTCTTCATTTGTTACCTGAATGTCGAAATAGACATCTTCGCCGGTATCTTTGTACCGCTTCATCAGCATACGGAAAATGGAACTGTTGAAGTGGAATGTGGCGGAACCCGTACCCTTCCAGCCGGTGGCCTTGTTGCCCTTGCCGGTCTTGCCCAAGATCGGGACTTCCGTCTTATTTTTCTCAAAATTGGCTTCCAGGGTAATCGCCTGCATGAAATTATAGCGGTTTCCCTCAATGGTTACGAAACATTCAGCCAAGGAACCGGAAATGGTATCTTTGGCCTGCATCCTAGCTGCCATATAAAATTATCTCCCCTTTCCTTACTGAACGTAGACAGTCATATAAAGCTGGGCCATAGCGTTGACGGGGGTAACATAGTCCGTCACCACAACCGCCTTTTTGGTATCGCCCTTTTCAACCGTCACATTATCGCCGCTGAAATCCTCAATGGCCCGGATTTCCTGAAGCTGTTCATGGTGCTTCACAATATCCATCCACAAGCTGATCCGCCCCGCCGCATCATTGGGAACCTTGCCCATGTATTTCCCGGCAAAAAGAACCGCAGTGTCATTGGCAATCTGATCCAGCACCCGGATCGTTTGATTGCTGGAAAAATCGGCGGATTTTTCATCGGTGACGGAAATGAAGGTGTTAATATCCTCCAGCACCTTCACAGCGCCATCCACCAAGTGGAACATGAAGGAACCTTCCTTGATCCCGTTTTCAAGCTGGGTTTGGGTGTAGCTGGTATCGACCTCATATTCCCCATCATAGGCCATATTGGTTGCGCTCTTGTTTACGGCGGTTCCGGCTACAACACCGGTGGCCCACGCAACTAAGGCGGGATCATCCGTGGCCCCTTTCAGCGTGTTCTTTACGCTTACCACGCCTTCATCATCCGCAAGGCTGCGGAAAAGCACGGCTTGGAATTTCTTGCCCACTTCATCCCGCATCCGGTGAGCGAAGGAAGCGAACAGGCCGGTAATAACCGGCTTATTGGATAGGCAGCCCATAGCGTTAAAGGTATAGGCTTCCGCCTGATCAAGATAAACCTGATAGGCCGCATCCTCCACAACACCATTTTCCCCGCCTGTCAAGGGCAGGGCGGCGGTCAGTTCAAGGGTTCCAGAACTGTTCCAGTCCACATAATCATTGGCTTTCAAATCAGCGATAACGGCAGCCCCTTTTTGCTCATCTACTCTGACAGTGCCAAGGTAGGTAGACACATCGAACAGGGGCTTTTCCTCTGTACTATGTTCATTGGCTTCCACCATAGTCCGAAGGTCATTGCCCCGCTTGCCGGGGTATTTGGCCGTTGCAAATTTATTTGCGGCTTTCTTCCCGTCCGTGTTCAAGCGGAAGAAATGAACCGTTTTAGCGTGGGCAAAAACCTCACGCATGGGCAGTAGTTCCGGGGCCGTGCAGGCATAGCCGAAAATCTTTTGGCTGTCTTTCAGGAAGTCCGCTGCTTCCACGGT